TTTGTATATAAATAATAAATAACTCAAAGTCATGGCAAGAAAAAGAAATTATCTAAATAACCGAGATTTACTTGAAGAAATAATTTTATCAAAAGAAAAAGATGAGTTAACACCTAAGGCATTAGAATTCTTAATGCTTTTAGCTGATAAGTGTTCAAACAGATTAACTTATAGAAACCCAGAAGACAAACAAGATTGTATTGCTTATGCTTATATGGACCTTTATAGATATTGGAGAAATTTTAATCCAGCAAAGAGTACTAATGCATTTGCTTATTTTACTGAAATAGCAAAAAGAGGATTTGCAAAAGGCTGGAATAAATTACACCCCAAAAAATATCATGGTACTGTTTCAATTAATGGTGGTGCTGATAGCGAAGGTATTTATACAATATAATATTGTATGAGTATAAAGAAAGTAAAACCAACATCCAAGTCTGGGTTTAAACAAGGGTATTATAAACCTAAGTTTCCTCAGAAGTACAGAGGAGCAGATCCTATCATATACAGAAGTAGCTGGGAGCGAAAGTTTTGCCACTGGTGTGATTATAACGAAGATGTTATTTATTGGATATCAGAACCTTTCTCTATACCATACTTTAATCTTTTGGATAATAAGTTTCATAAGTATTACCCTGATTTTTTCCTTAAGATGAAAAAGGGAGATACTACACAAGAATATGTTGTAGAAATAAAACCAAAGGCTCAGTTGCAAAAACCTAAAGAACCTAAAAGAAAAACAGCTAAAGCATTAAAAAACTTTAAATACGCATATGAATCTTATGTAAGAAATTTATGCAAAACTAATGCTCTAAACAAAATGGCGCGAGAAAGAAATTGTAAAGTAATGTTGTTAACGGAAGATTCAAACTTATTCTAATGTCTATAATTGGAACGTTTAAAGAAGACTTAGATATTTATCTTGCTGATAATAAAGGCAGGACTGGTGCATCTAAAAGATCTATTAGTGATATTCCAGTAATGGGTGCAAAAAGCAAGGGTCCATTACTACCTGGTAAAATGTATTGTTTTAATTATTATACAACGGAAGAATCTTTTTATGATACTAAACCATTAGTAATAGGTTTGGGCGAATCTGATGATGGCCATCAATTAGGTATTAATTTACATTATATGCCATATGAGGCCAGGATTCCATTTTTAACTCAGTTAGTATCTACTTTAAAGACTCAAATACAATATAATTTAGATGATGATCCACTAATGGAGGGTGCTATTGCAACATTTAAATGGAAATTTATAAAGCAAGCACTTGGTAAAAAATATAATTTAACATATTGTGTAAGGCAGTATAGAATGGATAGAATGAAGGATCCATACGCAATAGGGTATAGGGATTGGTATATAGGTGCTGTGAATAATGAAGATCAATTTTTCGGAGGCAATATAAATCAAGCACAATCATTATACTACAAGAATATATAAACTAATAAAATAAAAGAATATGGCAGGTTTTACAGATAGAAGAGGCCCTCTGAGTACAGGTAATCCAGTAAGAAAGATTCTAAAAGATCTTTCTAGCTTAGGCATGGCCTATGATGATATGATCATCCGTAATTCTAGAGCAGTAGGTTTTACTGAAAATGAAATGGGTTATTCATTTAACCCAATGGGATCTGATGGCGATGATATGTATGGTGCATTTGCTGCACTATCATTAACTGATACTTCACTAAAGAAAAATATTGCATTTTTTGACCAAGATTATATTAGAAAACGCGATCAGCTTAGAACATTTGCAGTACAAGATGAAATAGAAGAGATCTTAGATGTAATAACAGATGAGGCTATTGTATTCGATGAATCTAATTATATGGCATATGCTAATTTTAACGGGCATATTGGTGAATCTATCGAGGAAGAGATTAGCGATGTATATAATAACATCTATAATTATTTTGGTTTTAATGATTCTGTTTCACCGTGGAATTATTTTAGGAAATGGATGATTGATGGATTTCTTGCATTTGAAATAGTTTATAATGACAAACAAACCGAAATTATTGGTTTTAAAGAATTAGATCCAATATCATTAATGCCAGGTATTGATACTGACGACGGTAAAAAAGTTTGGATTCAATATAAAGGTGAAGGTGCAAAGGAAAGAACACTATGGGATTCTCAAATAATTTATATTTCATATTCACAAGTTAATACTCCAATGAGAATATCTTATGTTGAAAGATTAATTAGATCTTTTAACCTTTTAAGAATAATGGAGCATAGTAGAATTATATGGGCAGTAACAAATGCTTCCTTTAAAACTCAGTTTACAATACCCGTTGGTGGTAAATCTAAAACTAGAGCAAAGCAATCTCTAGCAACATTAATGAATTCATACAGAGAAGTTGTAGATTTTAACTTTGAGAGTGGTGAAATTAATACCAACGGTAAACCAATGATGCCATTCAATAAAGAATATTGGTTACCTTCTAAAGATGGTGATTCTCCAGCAATTGAAACTATTGGTGGTGACGGTCCAGATTTAGGTGATACTGAATCATTAAAATATTTCTCGGATAAATTACAAATGGCATCAAAGATACCGTTCTCTAGATTTGATAGAGAAGGTGGTAATACTTATGATATGGAAGCAAGCGGAATGCTAAGAGATGAAATTAAGTTTGGGCGATTTATTTCAAGGTTAAGATCTATATGGCAAGAAATATTAGTTAAACCTGTATATCTTCAGATGTGCTTAAATCACCCAGAACTAAAGAATGATATTGCATTTAAGGCTGGATTAGGATTAAACTTTATAAAAGATAATGTATTCGAAGAAATGAAAGAAATGGAACTTTCAACAAAGCGAGTAGACTTCATTGGTAATATGAAAACTCAATTAAGTACAATGGGTCCTGATATGGAAGAAATACCATACTTTGATTTAGGATTCTTAATTAAGAGGTATGGTGGTTTTACTCGTGATGATATTAAAGCAAATGCTAGGGCAAAAGAACGTGAAGAACTTGCAACTGCAGGATATAAAGAAGAAGATATCGAAAAGATCCTATTAGGTGCTAGTAAGAAGGATTTTAAGCCAGAAAAAGAATCTAGCGTGGCTGACGAAGACCCATTAGCTGATATCTAAAAACTATTAAGAGTTGTAATATATAAATCAAATAACTACCAGAAGATGTCTAACAAGAAACTTTTAATTCTAGAAAGATCTAAGTCAAACTTAACTATGTCAAAAGATGCCGATGGCTCTGTTGTGTTAGAAGGAGTATTTACTCAGATTGGTGTAAAGAATAAAAACAATAGAATATATGAAGAGTCAGAAGTACTTCCTCATATTAATGAACTAAAGGAAAAGGTAAAAACTAATAAACTGTTAGGCGAGCTTGATCATCCTAAAGATTTTGATATTAGTTTATCAAATGTTTCACATGTTATCGAGGATTTAGAATACGATAAAGATAAGAAGCAAGTATTAGGAAGAATTAGATTACTAAATACTTCAAAAGGAAAAGAAGCTCAAGCATTAATAGAAGATGGTATTCCATTACATATTTCAAGTAGAGCAGCTGGAACTGTTGATGAGGCTGGTAAAGTTAAAATTAAAAAATTCTTTACATATGATTTAGTAGCTGATCCAGGATTTGAAAATGCTGAACTTGCTAGAGTAAATGAATCTTATGGCTTTGGGGATACTGAAGGTTTATACATTTATGAAATGGACAATTCTGAAGACGAAATAAATAAAACAAATAAAACAGATCTAACAATGGAAAATAACTCAGGAAACTTTGTAACTGTTGAGGATTTCAATAAGTACACCGAATATGTTAAAAATACATTAGACGGTGTTAAAGAATCTGCTAACTCAAATAACGATGAACTACTACAAAAATTAGTAGCATACACTGAGCATGTAGCAGAGAAGGTAAATCAGGTTACTGATTATACTGAATACTTATCGGAGAACCTTGATAAAAGTATCTCTCACTCTGATTACTTAGCAGAGAATGTAGATAAAATTAAAAACTATTCTTCTTACTTAGGCGAAGAGCTAGACAGATCTATTCAGTATTCTGAGCATGTTGCTGAGCAAGCTGATAAGGGAATTGCATATTCTAATTATTTAGGTGAAAGCTTAGAAAAAGGAATTGAATACTCTGAATATGTTGCAGAGAAAGTTGATCAAAATATTGCTTATTCAGAATACCTTGGAGAAGGATTAAGTAAGAGTATTAAATATACTGAATATATTGCAGAAAATGTAAATGCAGTAGAGGGAACAGTAATTAACGAAAATACTGAACCTACTATCGAAGAATCGATAAATGAATCAATTAAAACTAAAGAAAATTCTAAATCTTATAAAGATGCAATAAGCGAAAAGTTAGATAACCTAATTTCTAAAGCAGAAACTAAAAATCTTTCTGAAATGCACTTTATGAATTTCTTATCAGAATCTAAAAAGAATCAGTTCGATTCTTTGGCTGATGACAAAAAAGTTTTGTTAGTTGAATCAATGAATTCAAATTCAATTATGTCAACTGTACAGGCTGAGAATGTTTGGGATTCATGTTTTATAACTGAAAGAAAGGCAATTAGTTTTATTGATGATATGCCAGAAAAATTTCATACTAAATGGGAAGCTCTTCCTGCAAATAGACAAGAACAAATAATTGCTGAATCTAAATTTCATTCTTTAAATACTCCTTATGCTATTAACAATTTCTGGCAAACAAGAGATATGAGATCAACTCAAATGAGTGTAGAATCAATTAATGAAAACAAAACTGCGGCTGAAGCTGCTCAGGTAAAATCTGAGCCATTAGTAACTGAAAACTTCCAAGCAGATTTAATAAACAAAATGAAATTCAGATTAGGTAGATAACTTAATCTAAAATAATATTAATCGAATAGCTAAGAAGAAAAGAGCTCTGGCGATTAAAAAACGAAACATTTAATTATGTTTCAAAAATGCGAAAATAAATTTTAAATAATGTACGCAAATCAATTAATCAATGAGGCTGAGGTTCAGAAGACATGGGCACCTATCATCGAGGAAAGTACTGGTATTACTGAAAAATCTAAGTTATCTTGGATGTCTAAGTATTGTCACTACCATAACCTTAATGAAAGTGTTTATAATACTGTACACCTTAACCCGAACATGAATGTTCAAAGTATGGGTAATGTAACGTTACCTGGAAATCCTGGAAGTTTAAATGCTTTCCCGGCTCAAGCAACTGGATCTGGAGACAGACCTTTTTCTTTGTTACCACTTGCAATGCAGGTAGCGGCTCAGACTGTAGGTTTAGACTTAGTACCTGTTGTACCAATGCAAGGACCTATGGGAGTTTTAACTTACCTAGACTTTGTATACGGTGGAGGTAGAGGATCAGGAGCTCCTGTTAACGGCGCTTTAGATACATCTGCTGCTCCGTTACTAATTAAATTTAGTGTAGTTAACGATGATGCAACTGCATTCCAGGCGAATGACGTATTATATGCAGATCAGTACAATGAATCAACAACTGCATTAACTCTTGTAAATGCAAACGTTTGTTTCGCTTCTTATGAACTTACTTACGTAGGTAACTCAAGAATTGACGGTTTACAGATATTCAGAGTTAGAGCTAATAATACTCCTCAAGGGCCTGCTACTGCTGGTGGAAACCTTACAGCTGCTAACCTTACGAACACTGGGTCTAATTATGCTCAAGGTTCTGAATTAGCTGCTTCAACAATCTACAATGCGATTGTTAGTCAACCTGCTACTGGTGCTGGTGCTGCTCAAGCTGTTCTTTACGGACTTGCAAGAGTTGGTACTGCTGCAAGATTAGGTTCTGTTGGAACTCAAATGGGTGGAACTGCCGCTGCTGCTGGAACAATTAATCCAATGGCTACTATTGCTGTTGTTTCTGGTTTAGGTTTAGTAAAAGCTTTAGAAGACCATATTTCTGGTTTCTCTGGTAATGCTTTCCAACCAACTAATGATCCTGCAACTAGTTTCCCTCAGTTTGGAACCGAGAATGCTAACGGTTTAGATCCTTACCAAAGAGGTGTAGGTGAATCAACTGTTGATAATATCATGGGACTAAGCTTATTCAATAAGTCTGTTGCTGCTGAAACTTTTCAAGTTGCTGCCGCTGTGACTAGAGAACAGGTTCAAGATCTGAAGCAATTCGGAATTGATGCTGTAGCTCAAGTTGAAGCTGTATTGGTAAATGAGTTAACTCAATCTATCAATAAATACATCTTGGATAGAATCTTCAGAAATGGTGTAACTAATGCTGTAAATACTACTGCTGTTACTGGTACTCAGTTATCACAACAGTTTGATCAGGCAGGTGCAGGAGGTACTGCGATTCCTTTAGGAGCTAACAATACTGGTAATGCTATTATTGCTACACTGGCTCCTTTCCCAGTACAGACTAACGTCTTAGGTGGTGGAAATACTCAAGGTACTTTACAACGTAGAGTATATACTAAGATTCTTGCTGCTAGTAACTTAATTGCTACTAGAGGTAGAAGAGGACCTGCAACGTTTGCAGTAACAGGTGGAGAAAT